AAGGCGCGATAATCAAGAAATGAAATTGGAGCTAATGAATGGATCAATCTTTCAAGTTATCGGAACGGATAAAATTGATAGTATTGTAGGTACTAATCCTGTTGGTTGCATCTTTTCTGAATATGCTCTCCAAAACCCTATCGCGTGGGATTTCATCCGACCTATTCTCAGAGAGAATAAAGGTTGGGCGGTTTTTAATTATACGCCAAGAGGGAATAATCATGGGAAATTCATGTACGAAATGGCACTTGATAATAGGGATTGGTTTTGCCAGAAACTTACAGTGGACGATACAAAACGACCAGATGGATCACCAGTAATTACTCCAGAAGATGTTGAAGCAGAAAGAGCTGAGGGGATGGATGAGGACTTGATTCAGCAGGAATATTATTGCTCTTTTGCTGGGTTTATACAGGGTAGTTATTACTCTAAAATCTTGCAAAAGGCTGAAATAGAAAGGAGAATNGGAAATGTTCCACATGAAACAATCCTGGAAGTGGAAACTGCTTGGGACCTGGGTGTGGGCGATTCTACTGCCATTTGGTTTATACAAAGAACTGGGAAAGAAATACGACTTATTGATTATTATGAAACAACGGGGGAAGGTCTGCCATACTACATTAAGATGCTCAGGGAAAAGCCTTATATTTATAGCAATCATTATGCTCCGCACGATATTATGGTTAGAGAACTTGGGACTGGAAAGAGTCGTTATGAAACGGCACTCTCCCTCGGAATTAATTTTATCGTAGTACCGCGCTTATCCGTTGAGGATGGGATAGATGCTGTAAGGAACATGCTCCCGAAATGCTGGATTGATAAGGAGAAAACAAAGCAGGGCTTAGATGCTCTTTGGGAATATCACAAGGAATATGATGATAAAAGGCAGGAATTTAAGAATAAGCCTTTTCATGACTGGAGTTCTCATGGGTGTGATGCTCTCAGAACCTATGCAGTAGGTAGGAAGGGAACTGGCAAGGTGGCTACTCCTCCCAGAGAAATCAGGATGGGGCAAACTACTAACACTTCTTGGATGGGGATGTGACATGAAAGACTTTGAAAAATTCAAGAAATATTTTATGGAGTATGCAAGACAGTTTGGAATAGATAAAGAGTATGATATTTATTTTGATCGTAAAAAATTAGAAAGTTGGGCGTCTATTTCGGCAGATTCAGAAGGTTGCTGGGCAACAATATCTTTTTCCACAGAGAAGCCAAGCAAGTTTCATGTGAGCAATGGGTATAACCTGAAAGAAACAGCGAAGCATGAAGCAATCCATTTATTGCTTTTTCGTTACAGGAATTTGGCGTATAACAGGTTTGCAGGCGAAGAGGAACTTTACAGAGAATTTGAGAGAATAACAACTGTCTTATCGAAGGTGTTTAAATAATGGGCAATGATAAATTCAACAGAGGATCTAAAAAAAATGAAGGTAGGGGGCTAATTGTCTTGACTTCCCACGATAAATATGATTCACTTATTCAAACGAAAGAAGAGTTAAAAAAAGAAATTATAGAAACATCTAAATTAATTACAGCAATAACAAAAAAGATAAAGAAAATTCAAATGAGTTTGTAGTCTAATTTCCCGTTAGTTCAGGAAACCAAAGACCGCTTTTAGTGTGATACTCCAAGTCACATTAGATTCGGTCTTTTTTTTTGGAGAAAATTATGGGTAAGAAAACAGTAGGTGTACCACCTAATTCAAAGCCAATTCCAGTAGCTCAGGCTAATCCAACTGTGAGGAAATAATGGCAGTTGACGATAGTAAATCAGCTAATCCTACTGGCGAGAATGATGTTTTTTCTTCTGACGAGGAAATTCATGCAGAAGCGTTAAAACGCTTTGAGGAATCAGAGGATGGCGAAAGGGAAATAAGAGAGGAAGCATTAGAGGACTTAAACTTTGTCTTTAATGTGGGGGAGGGCCAATGGGATAATGCCGTCCGAGCTGAGCGTGGTGAACGTCCTATGATCGTGGTGAATAAACTCAAAAAGTTTATTAATCAGGAGATAGGTAGAAATCGTCAAAGTCGCTTTAAAATGAAGGTGTTAGGAGTTGATCTTAAAGCCGATCCAAAGGTAGCACAGATATATAATGGAATCCTCAGAAACATTGAGTATCAGTCAACCGCGGATGTGGTGTATGATACTGCATACAAATATGCTCTTTCAGGAGGGTTTGGTTATTTCAGGGTTATTACGAAGTTCTGTGATGATTCTTTTGAACAGGAAATCCTCTTGAAGCGCGTAGCAAACCCATTTCAAGTTCATTTTGACCCAAATGCCAGAGAATTTGACTATTCAGACGCTAATTATGCTTTTATTGAAGAAATAATGTCCAGAAAGGACTTTGAAAGGCGTTATCCTGGAAAAGCTGCTACCGAACCTAATCAATCCGGGAACATAGGTACCCGGTATGATGGGTGGTTTCTTAAAAATGGGGTTAGGGTAACGGAGTATTTCCGTAAAGTACCCACCACCAAAACCATAGTACAGCTTGAAACCGGGGAAGTAGTAGAATTAACCGATAAAGTGCAGGATTTTTTAAATAAATCCAAAATTAAGATAGTTAAAGAGAGGAAGGTTAAGACCCATAAAATCAAGTGGTTAAAAATGAGTGGGTCAGACATATTAGAACCAGAGAAGGATTGGGCCGGGAAGTTTATTCCGATTATACCAGTTCTCGGAGATGAGGTGTTTGTAGATGGCAAGAGGTATCTGCACTCTATGATTCGGGATGCTAAAGACCCGCAGCGTATGTACAATTATTGGAGGTCGTTGGCAACAGAACTGGTCGCATTAGCTCCAAAAGCTCCTTTTTATGGTAACACCAGAGCAAATTAAGGGTTTTTCAGCCGCAATGGGAAGATGCAAATAGGAAAAACTACCCATATGTGCTGTTTAATGCTGTACCAGGGTTGGAAAAACCTGCGAGAGAGCCGCAAACACAAGTCCCGCAGGGGGGTAATGAACGAAGCCCAGGTATCTCAGTTTTGATATTGATGATACGGTAGGGAAATTTGAAGCCAGTAAAGGCGCGCCTTCTAATGAAAGAAGCGGAAAAGCTATCCAAGCGCGTATTCAAGTATCAGAACGGGGATCATTTATGTTCCCTGACAATATGCGTAGAGCTATGGTATATGCTGGCAGGATAATGATAGACCTGATCCCTAAGATATATGATACAAACAGAATATTGAGGATCAGGGGATCAAATAATCAAGAAGAATTGGTGGAAATTAATAAGGTAATTGGTCAGGATAAAGATGGAAACCCAATAATGATGAACGATCTTAATATGGGGAAATTTGATATTGAAGCGAATATCGGTCTTTATACTACCCAGAAAGAAGAAACCTTGCAGAAATTGATTGAAGTATTGCAATTTACGCCTGATGCTGCTCCGTTGATTGCTCCAACGATTATCCGAAATATGGATATTGATGATGGAGAACAATTAGCGCAGCAGTTAGAGGGTACAACGCAACAAGTTGTTGCTAATCCGCAAGCTGGATCACCTGGACAGATTCAGTAATGCGAGAGATTGGGGAGGTTTTATGCCAGAGGGTGAACAGATGGTCATGGATGAAGTTATTGGTGGGGAAAATCCAACCCAAGCACCAGAGCAAGCCAATGCTGAGGTTAACGAGGAAGGAACTGGAGAAGCGGCTGGAGGAAAGGTTGAAAGCCAGGAAGCTGTAGCTACAGAAGAAGTAGAACAGCCGATTGAGGATAAGCCGAAAAAAAGTTCCAAAATGCCGAATAGGATTAAACGCGCTTTAGAAGCGAAAGAACAGGCACAGCGTGAGAACGCGGAGTTAAGACGGCAACTCGCTGAACAAAAGCAACCTGAGATTGGGCCAAAACCGAATGAGGATGATTTTGAAGAATATGAAGATTATAAGGCAGCTCTTGATTCATATTCGGAGAAGAAACTTGATGCTACAGTTGACGCTAAAATTAGGGAAGTTAAAGCTAAAGATTCTGGTCAACAGGTGGCAAATTATACTCAGGAAGTATTGTCAGCATTTCAAGAACAGGTTAATGAGCTTGCAAAAGATAGGCCTGCGGATTTTAAGGCAAAAGTAGATGAGTTATCTAAAACAGGACGATTTAACGATTTTACTAAGGAATATATCCTTTCATCTGATAGGGGAGCGGATATTTTATACCATTTTGCCAATAACCCGGGTTATGCTCAGGACGTATTGAACTCAAATAGTGTGCAATCGTCAAGAAAACTGGTTGCTTTGGAATCCAGGATCATAACGGAAGGAAGTACAAAAAAAATAAGTTCCGCGCCTGATCCTATCAATCCGATAGGGGGTCAAAATGCTGGAGCTGTTAATTTAAAATTATCAGACATGGATAAACTTTCAAGTAAAGAATGGTTGGCAAAGAGGAATGCTGATCTTAAAGCGAAAGGGAAGCCGTTGTCTTTCTAAAGGAGAAGTAATAAATGGCTAATACAATTTTAACCCCAACTGCGGTAACTCGTGAAGCTCTACGGGTTCTGCATAACAATCTGGTTTTGGTAAAGACTATTAATCGTCAGTATGATAGTTCGTTTGCTGTTGGCGGAGCGAAAATCGGTAGTTCTTTAAAAATCAGGAAACCTAATGAGTTTACTGTTCGTACTGGAGCTACGTTGAACGCTCAGGATGTTTCTGAAACCAGTGAAACTCTAACAATCGGTACTCAGAAAGGTATTGATGTAAACTTTTCATCTGCGGAACTCACTCTGGATTTGGATGACTTCTCAGAAAGAATATTGAAACCTGCTATGGCGCGGCTTGCATCTGAAATAGATGCAGTCGTGTTTACAGATTTCAAGAACAATGTTGCTAATTTGGTTGGTACTCCTGGAACTACACCTGCAACTGCTCTTATCGCATTGCAGAACGGAGCTAAAATGGATGATTTCGCGGCTCCCCGGGATGACCAACGGTACTTAACTGTCAACCCTGCTGCTCAGGCAACTATGGTTGATGCGTTAAAAGGTTTGTTTCAGCAGAGTTCTGCAATATCAGAACAGTATAGAAGAGGTATGATGGGTACTGCTCTTGGTTTTGACTGGAGTATGTCGCAGAATGTTCCTGTCCATACTGTTGGTGCTATCGGTGATAACACTATTGATATTAATGATACTCCGGNAGAAGGTGATACCACAATGGATGTTGATGGAGCGAGTGTTGCTGCTCCTACCGTTAAACAGGGTGATGTATTTACTATTGCTGGTGTAAATGCTGTGAATCCCGAAACCAAGCAAGACCTCGGATTNGTCAAACAGTTTGTTGTTACTGCGGATGCAACTGGTGCCNNTAACGCAATCACTGGTATAGGCTTTTTAGTCCTTCTCTCCAGGCAAGTGGAGCTAATCAGAATATTTCCGCATTACCTTCTGATGGGGATAGACTTACTTTCGTTGGTACTTCTTCTACTGCATATCCGATTAACATGGGATACCACAGAGATGCAATGGCTGTTTCTTTTTGCTGATCTGGAAATGCCGCGTGGTGTTGATTTTCGCGGCAAGAGAAGTTATGGACGGAATCTCAATGAGAGTTGTCAGACAGTATGACGTTGTAAATGACAAGTTCCCAACGAGAATTGATGTTTACTTCGGGCAGAAGGTTATCAGACCTGAACTTGCTTGTAAATTAATTGGTTAAACCTACTGGGGGGCTTTTATAGCCCCCCGTCACTTTTATTTGGAGGAAAAAAAATGGCTGTTGAAAATTTATTTGGTGGCAATGATGATGGTGCTACTTTTGGTACTGATACCACTCAGGCAATATCATTTTACGGTGTAACCGCGGTTAATCAGAGGACAAGTGGCGATCAGGCTGCTGTTGCTACAACTGCTGCTGTTTCAACGGCAGGGAATTTTGGTTATAGTTCTGCTCAGGCTAATGCCATTGTAACTCTGGTAAACAGGATGAGAGCTGATCTTGTAACTCTCGGGTTAATCAAAGGCTCATAATTGGAGGGGGAGCGAAAGCTCCCCTTTTTAAGACATGATTTATACCGAACCCAATAAGTTCGCCCAACCCTACAGCCTTACCAAAGATGATAATGGTACGATTGCCGTAAGGGGTTACCAAAATTATAATCTCTTTGATGATCGTGTGGAAATATTAGATAGTTTTACAACTGAAAAATTTAACATGGTTTCTCCTTATCTTAAATGTAAAGGGAAAAGCGTGTTGGATATAGGGTCAAGTGGCGGTTTATATTCTCTTTTTGCTAAGTTCAATGGAGCAGCTTGGGTTTCTTCTGTTGAAATGGACAAAGTTTATGCTGATGGTTTTAGAAAAACATTAAAATATATCGGCAATAAAGGTTGTCTTGATGTTGTTTTAAATAGCAGAATAACAGATGTTAAATGTAAGGGGGATATAGTTTTATCCCTTGCCATGATCCATTGGCTCTATAGTTGTACTGAAACCTTTGGTAGTTTAGACAAAGTCATATCTTATCTTAAAAGCCTTACCCATGAAGTGTTAATCTTGGAATGGATTGACCCTTCCGATCCCTGTATTAAATTTTTTAAGCATACGGATTTCAACCCGGACGTTAAGACGGATGAGTATACTAAGAATAACTTCTTAGATGCTCTCTTGAAAAACTTTGGGAAGGTGGAATTTGCAGGAGAATTGAATCCTACCCGTGAAATATATGTAGTTTATAATCGGCCGGATATTGGCGCGACGAGCAGNACATTTATCAATAAACCAGAGGGTAGAATTGCAAAGACAGTTGCTGCTAAATGGGATTTTGATGTCTTTAAAAATGAGCTTTTTTGGTTAAATAAGTTAAAAGATTGTGTAAGATTTCCTGATCTCGTAAGGCATATCGATAATACAATGGTTTTGTCTTATGAAGGGGAGCAGTTAACAAAAGAGAATCTGCCAGCAGACTGGAGAGAGCAAGCGAATAATATCCTGGAATTGCTGGATAAGTATGGATGTTCTCATAATGATATAAAACCAACGGAACTTTTAGTGAAGAATGGTGAATTGAAGTTGATTGACTTTGGATGGGCTTCTAAGAAGGATGAGCCTTTACCAGAAAATTACCCGCCTGATCTTGGCGGAGGTTATAGATATTCATCATCCAAAACAGATGATTCTTGTTCACTATTTAAAGTTCTGGAGGAAGTTAATGAAAATAATAATAGCAACACCGTTTTATGAAATAAAGGGTTACAGTCCGTACATTAGCAGTTTGATGAATACGGTGAAGGGTCTTAATGAGTTGGGAATGGAGTATAGTTACTATGAGTTGTCTGGTGATAGCTATGTAGATCGCGCAAAAAATACCATAGCTAATAGATTTATGCAGAGTGATTATACGCATCTTTTTATGATTGATTCAGACCTTGCTTGGGATGTAGCAGGATTTATGAGGATAATAAAGGACGCTAAGTATTTTGATGTGGTAGGTGGGGCGTTCCCGAACAAGAATAATTGGAATTCATACGGAGCTATTCTGCGAACTGATAAGGGTGGTTTTCCGGTAGGACATGATAGGGATGGAATCAGGGTTTTAGATGCTCTTGCAATCCCCGGCGGGTTTGTAATGTATTCTAAAAAGGCTTTTAAGATGGTGCAAGGTTCTGTTAACACTTATGTGGATGATAAGTCAGGAGATAAGAAAGGCACAGAGTTTTATGAGTATTTTAGATGTGATGTTGTTGATAAACAACGAATGGGAGAGGACGTTTACTTTCAGAATAAGTTTAGACAAGCTGGTGGGAGGGTCATGTTAGAACCTAATATTCATTTCAGTCATTATGGAGTGAAGGGTTGGAATGGGAACTTCCATGAGTATTTAATAAGTCAACCTAAAGTGGAGGGGGTGAAAAAAGATGGGAACGCCTAAAACAACTTTAACAGGTGCAGTAAAAGGTGGAAAGACTGGTAGTGGTGGAATGACATCAGTTAAGAATAGTGCTGGAATACCGAAAGACACTAAAAAACCAAATTAAGGAGAGATTATGCCGCAAGGGTTAAAAGAATGGTTGTACAAAGAAGGGGATAGGTATAAGTTTTATCCCCAGGATATTGGCAAGGCTTTGCAGGATGGATGGATGCGAGAGGAAAATATTGCCCCAGGAGCTCCACCTGAGCCAGAGCCAGAAACATTGGCAGAAAAAGTGAAAAAGAAGGTTACTCACAGGAGGAAGAAGAAATGATTGATAGATTAGAGCCGAATGACTTTAATCCTTCCCCGATCCCTAATGGTGAGCTCTCCCTGGGAGTGGTTGAAAAGGGTAATAAGGTTAAAATAAAGGTTGTTAAACCCCCTGTTCGGATCACTATCAGGGAGGTAGTTAACGGTTTTGTAATTGAAACTTCGTCTGAGTTTAGTCATAGTTCTTTGATTGCTAAAACTAAGGCGGAAGCTCTGGAGATTGCAAAGGGGTTGATGGAGTAATGGGTGACCACTTAGTTTCTCAACACTTACAGGAATTTGGTTTAGAAGTGTCTAAGGGGAATGTTCCAGGACATAGACAGATTCATAAGTTTGGAGAACATGAAGGGGTCCCTTCTGCATGGACAACAATACGACATTCAACGGCTACTGGTCTGTATGTTTATTTAACAGCAAACACAGCACTAACAATTTCCTCGGATGATGCAAACGATACTTCTGGAGGAACAGGAGCAAGGACAGTTAAAATAGACTACCTGGATGATTGTTATAGGGAGCAAACAACAACTGTAACTTTAAACGGTCAAACAGCAGTAGCGGCAGGAACAGATTTTTTTAGAATACACAGGATGCAGATAAAAAGTAGTAGGGTCGAGGAGGAATACAGGCAGGAACTATTTATTTAGGGTCTGGAGCATTAACAGCAGGTGTGCCAGCAGTTATAAAAGCAGAAATACCAGTAACTGGAGGACTTGGAGTAGGACAAACCTTAATGTCAATGTATACAGTTCCAATAGGACATACTCTCTATTTTGTTGGATTTGATGTAAGCGTCCCAAAATCTCAGAGTGTTGAGATTCAACTTATGGTTAGACCTTTTGAGGAGGTATTTCAAGTTAGAAATCACATAGAAGCATACGAAGCAAATGTTCCATTTAAGCACAAATTTACACCACCGTCAGCAGAAAAAACGGATATTGAGTGGTGGGCTAAGGGAACTGCTGGGACAACCCATGTTGCAGTTCATTGGGAAGGTTTTTNNAGAAAGAATGATATTGTATAGGAGTAAATCATGGCTACTGAAACAGCTCAAACACATATAGACGCGGCATTGAGGAACATTGGAGTAACGAAACCTTCGTCTGCACAGAGAATAAACGGGTTGGAAGCTATTAATGACATGATAAGTCATTGGTCTGCTGATAACCTGATATTACCTTCAATAACGACTGAAACTTTAACATTAAGCACTTCATCCAGAGAATATACNATAGGATCAGGTGGGGATTTTAACACTACCAGACCTATGCAGATTTACAATGCTTTCTTGAGGGATTCAAATAATGATGATTTCCCTTTAGATATTTATACAAAGAAGGAATATAACAGGATTAATGATAAGACGGTTTCTGGCAGACCCAGGGAGTTTGTTTTTATTAAATCAGTAACACTTGGAAAGATCATCTTTGATCTTACTCCAGATGAAGCCTATTCGTTTATTTTGGATTCATACAAGCCATTAACAGAGTTGGCGTTACTTACTACGACTTTAACTTTGCCGGATGAGTATAAGTTGGCAGTTAAATATAATTTAGCTTTACAACTTGCTGCTATGGAGGACATACAAGTTTCTCCAATAGTTCAACAGATAGCAGCTGATAGTTTGAGAAACATACGCGCCTTACGCGCGGAGCCAATACCGGAAGTCCAATTTGACAGGGCTTTATTGTTTAGAGCTATTAGAGAAGCATCTCCTGACATTACGACATTGACATAATATGGGTTATCAAGGCGATACAGCAAATATAGATTTGAACGGAGGTGGGTTCACTCACAACCCTCTAATTGGGGGTATTCCACCTAATCAGCTTGTAAACGGCTCGTTGAATGTAACTTTGCATGAAGGTGGTAAGAGAAAAAGATATGGTCATGCTCATGTTAATTCCACTGCTCTTGATTCTAATGCTCAGATAATGGGGATGTACGATTATCTCCAATTGGATGGCACTCAGAACTTTGTAACGGCTAATATAAGTGGGAACGTCCATCAAGATTTTAATGCAACTAAAATTAACCAGGCAGCAACGACTTATAGCACTACGAATTATTTTAGTTTTGCGGTAATGAACGATATTTTATATATGGCGGATGGTGATTCTCAGCTCCAGAAATGGACAGGTACGGGTTTAATGCAGGATCACCCTGATCCCCCGTCAAATTGGACTACAAAGCGACCGATTCAGGTGATAACGCATGGTAAGGCATTATCTCAGAGATTATGGATATTGAACGATCAAAATGAAGTTTTTGCATCTGGCAATAATGATGGGGATGATGTTGCAACTAATGGTTTGATTTTTGATGGTGGCCTTGGGAATTTACTTAGAATTGAAACCAGAGATGGAACAACTATAAATGCTATTTGGGAATTTGGAGATACTCTTTTATTGTTTTCCAATAGACATACTTATCAGTTAGATGATTCAGATGCTTCAACTGCTAATTGGGGTTGGAAACAATCTCCTTATACTGGTGGGGCAGCTCATTGGAGGGTAATAGTTGAAACAGANAANGATCTTTATATTATGACTGATGATATAGAGATTTATTCAATAAGTACGGTTAATTTTTCTAAGGATTATAAAAAACAGAGTTTGCTTAGACCTTCTTTTATAGATAAATGGATTAGAGAGAACGTAGATATTACAAAGATAGCAAGTTTTCATGGGGAATACGACCCGGTAGAAAGAGCCATTTATTGGTGGTTTGTAAGAACAGGACAAACGCAACCTGATATTTATATCCCTTATTATATTGATAGACCGATTAATGAAGCATGGGGGACTCCACACCAAAATACTAATGGAGATTCAGGTTGTAAGGCTTCTGTTGCAACGAAGGTGAGGGGTGCTCCCGGGGATTATAGAATACGCGCCGGGGATCATAATGGCTTTGTATGGGATTTTAATCAGGTAACTAAAACAGACAACGGAACTGAATATAATTATACTCATCAAATTCCTTTATGGGATGCAGGGAATAGAAGGATTAAGAAGAAGTTTAAAAGAATGTGGATTACCGGGGTTGCTCTAACGGCTGGTGCAACTTTACAGCTAATTTGGTCTGTTGATGGTATAGCTCAAACTGCACTTACAGAAACATTAACTCCGGTTGGTATTAAATGGGGTGATTCAGATGCTATTTGGGGGCAGTTTATATGGCAGGAACAAACTCTATCGGAAGCATTATTTGATTTAGGTGGAGTGATTGGACAAATTATATCTCTCAGGATAGTTGATACTGTGTCTGGTGATGATGTGCATTTAACGAACATTGATCTTGATTTTGAGATGATAACTAAAGCAGCTACTTTAAGGAAATAAGGAGAAAATAATGGCGATACTTACTTTTACTTCTGCTCTGGTTGACAGAGTAAATGCTTCAACGGTTGCTGATGGTGATGTAATGGATTCAGAATTAGCGCGTCATTATACTAATGGTTCTGATCTTGAAACAGCAATTAAATTTCAACATCAAGATTCAGGACAGCATGAATTTACTGATACTGAATCTCTCCAGGACAGTAGCTCAAATGAAATTATAAAGTTTGGTGTGATTGCTTCCGCAATAAATGAAATTACAGTAACCAATGCTGCCATTAGCAACCATCCAGTAATCTCTGCAACGGGAGATGATACCAATATAAATTTGGTTTTAACTCCAAAAGGATCAGGGGTTGTAAATGTTACCGGGGATTTAACGGTTGATGGTACGACTACTACGATCAATTCAACTACCCTGGATGTAGATGATA